TCAATGATGGTGGCCTCAGCGACCATCTTTTCCCACGGCTTTTTGTCGGGGTCAGCGATGATTGCCTCATTCTCCATGATCTTGGCTTCGCGCTTCATCTTCTGCGCTTTGGAGTGTTCGACCTTCACTTCCATGTCTATACGTTGTCCATACAGCAACGCCCAAGCGCCGTCAGGCGTGTAGCAAGAGCCAGCCATGAAGTAGCGAAGCTGAAAGTCTGAATTATTTCGGTGTGGTTTGCTGTTCATGTTATACGTTTACCCCTGTAGTTCCATTTGATGCGGCTGAAGCATTAACAGAAGCTGCACTGGCTGCGGTAGCTGATGCGCTTACACAACCTGAATATGTGTATTTATTGCGGGTAGTTGATGCAACACCACATATTACACCTAAAGCAAATATTCCAATTGTAGCATTTCCAGCGGCAGAACCAGAATATGATGCGGCACTGGCAGCAGTTGCCGAAGCGTTTACACAGCCAGAGTATGTATATTTGTCACGAGTGGTTGATGCACAAGAAGCATATCCTAAAGCAAAAATACCAACAGTTGAGTTACCTGCTGCTGAACCGATATATGATGCAGCACTAGCCGCTGTAGCTGATCCATTAACATCGCCTGAATATGTGTATTTATTACGAGTGGTTGATGCACCAGAAGCATATCCTAATGCAAAAATTCCAACGGTAGAATTTCCTGCGGCAGAACCGATATATGATGCAGCACTGGCGGCTGTTCCAGAAGAAACAACGCACCCAGAATATGTGTATTTGTCACGAGTGGTTGATGCCGCGGTTGTATATCCTAAAGCAAAAATTCCAACAGTTGAATTACCTGCGGCAGAACCTCTAGAGGATGCCACACTTGCTGCTGTAGCGGAAGAATTAAGGCATCCAGAATATGTGTATTTATCGCGGGTAGTTGATGCAACATTGGGTACGCAACCTAAAGCAAAAATACCAACAATTGCCGTTCCTGTGGCCGAACCATTTTGGGATGCAGCACTAGCGGCTGTGGCGGAGGCACTCGTGCAACCAGAATATGTGTATTTATTGCGGGTAGTTGATCCAACTCCAGATACACGACCTAATGCAAATATGGCCAAAGTTCCATAAACATTCCCCGCAACAGGCCACACCCCAGCCTTCTTCCAAGCCAGCATCTGGTCGATTGTCCATATGCCGGGGGCTGTGCCGCACTGGTACGGGCCAGTCGGCGTTGCGGGGCTGTTGGTGATTATGCCGCCTGAGTATGTTCGGGACATTAGATGTTAACTCCGCATGTTCCGTTGGAGGCGGCAGCACCAGCATAAGAAGCAGCACTAGCGGCTGTGGCAGATGCGTTTACATCTCCAGAATATGTATATTTATTACGAGTTGTTGAAGCGGAAGGTGTTGTACCTAAAGCAAAAATACCTGTTATTTTATTTCCAGACGCCGATCCCCAAGTTTGCGCCAATGAGGATGATGTCGCAATAGCATTTGTATCACCTGAATATGTGTATTTATTTCTGATGCACGATGCGGCAGATGTTAAACCTAATGCAAAAATACCAACTGTTGAATTGCCAGTTGCCGTACCCAACCTTGAAGCCGCACTTGATGCTGTTGCCGATGCGTTAACATCGTTTGAATAAGTATATTTGTTGCGAATAGAGGACACAGCGGGAGTACCACCTAAAGCAAAAATTCCAATGCTAGAATTACCTGCCGCAGATCCATTTTTAGAGTTACAACTTGCTGAAGTTCCTGATGCACTTACACAACCAGAGTAGGTATATTTATCACGAGTTGTTGTTGCGGAACATCCCCCCAAAGCAAATATTCCAATAGTCGAATTTCCAACTGCTGATTGATTAGAACTTGCTACACTTGAAGATGTTGCATTTGAGTTGACACAGCCAGAATAAGTATATTTGCATCGCGTTGCTCTACAGATAGTATTGTAACCAATAGCAAATATACCAACCGTTGAATTTCCGGCCGCAGCGCCACCAGATGAGGCTGTCGCCGAAGAAGTTGCACAAACATTCAAACAACCTGAAAATGTATATTTATTACGAGTAGTTGATGCCGTTCCTCCAGAATCATTGCCTAAAGCAAAAATTCCAAATGCTCCGATGGTTATGCCGGTCCAATTATAAGCCGCCACAGCCTGCATCTGCTGCGCTAGGCTCCATACTCCAGAGTAATTAGGCATTATCCATTTACTCCTGAAATAGCAGTTGAAAATCCAGTGACGCCCGAACAAGCATTTGCGCTAGATGCCGTTGCTGATGCGGTTACGCAAGTAGAATAAATGTACTTATTGCGAGTATTTGACGCACCAGCTCCTGCATTACCAAGTTGGAAAACGCCTACTGTAGAGCTTCCAGTGGCTGCTTGATAATATCCAGAAACTGTAGATGATGTTGCTGTTGCGCTTAAATTTGACGAATAAGTATATTTATTGCGTATTGTAGAAGGTCCGCCAATAGAATTACTATAGCCAACTGCAAAAATTCCAATTGTAGAATTTCCTACCGCTGCGCCGCCCAAGCTGCCGACAGATGCGGCAGCCCCAGAAGTGACCGTATCACCAGAATAAGTATATTTATCTCTAGTTGTAGATGCCGTGTTGGCAGCAAGGCATGTTGAACCCAAAGCAAATATTCCAAAACAAGAATTTCCAGTAGCAGAACCTACAGCTGAATATGTAGTTGCATTTGTTGCAGTTGTAACTGCGCAAGACGAGTAATTATATTTACTTCTATGTTGACTGACAGGGAAACAACAACATCTATATGGAGAAACACTATTTTCGCCAGTAGCAAATATTCCAACTATTGAATTTCCTGTTGCCGATCCATAATTAACACAGAATATTGGAATGCAACTTTTAGCTGCAACTGTGCAACCAGAAAATGTCCATTTATTGTTTCCAACAAATGCATTTGTATTGTTGCCAAATGCAATACGACGATTGCAAAGATTGTTAATTATGGATGTACCAACTGCACTTGTACAAGAAGAAAACGTATATTTATTTGTAACTTTACTCGTGTTACCAAAAGCAAAAATACCAAAAGCGTTAAATGGAGTGGCGCTTGAGCTGGCCGCACTAAATGCAGATGGCCCGAAGACATTAGTGGCATTAACCCTAAACGTGTACGCAGTCCCATTAGTCAAACATGCCACAGCAATGGGCGATGTCGTTCCCGTGCCAGTTTTAAATCCCGGACAAGACACTGCCGTATAGCCAGTGACAGCGCCGCCACCAACACATGATGGGGCTGTAAACGCTACCGAGGCAGTGCCACAAGCACCAGCCGTAGGCGTCCCAATGGTCGGCGCATTAGCGACCTTCAGCGTATTAAAGGCGTCTATCAAGCTGCCTATGTAGCGCCTGCTCATGGGAAATCCTTACGAGATAAGTTCATAAGAAACGCTAAACGTGATGCCGCTGGCCGTGCCGCTTGTTACTGAAATAGAAGTACCTTCCATCAGATAAATGTTGGTTGTCTTGTCAGCCACGATCAGCGAGGCGTTAGCGGGAACTGATACCGTAGATACAATCGGATATGCCGTGCCGCCAGATGGTGCAGATCCTTGAGCTACTGCACCATTCGTGTAGATCGACACAGTGGCGTTGACTGCCGAAGATCCGTTGACGTTAGCCGCCACTATTTGATTGATCCGCATCACCGTGCCGCTGGAGGCAGCATTGGCAAGTAACACCACAGCAGTTGTCCCTGATGGTGTGTAGTATGTTGTTGTGCCGTATATAGATGTTAGGGCTGCTATATTGGGATTTGCCATCGAATAACTCCTAGAAACCCAAAATCATTGAGTACGCAATTGCTTGCGCTTTTGTTACACCTGAAGCTGCTGGGGTTGTGGATTGCCATGTCGTACCGTTGCTGGTCAGCACATTACCAGAAGATCCCGGCGCAACAACTTGCAAGGCAGATGTGCCGTTGCCTAACAACACGTTATTGGCAGTCAGGGTAGATGAACCAGTACCACCGCGATTAACAGCAACAGTTACACCGTTCCAAGTGGCGGATGTAATAGAACCAGCATAGTCTAATGTATTGGTGGACCATGTTACGTTAGATGGTGCTTGGTAATGCGTATCCCAAGTTCCAGCAGCAACCGAATTGGTCAACAATGTTAGGCACAAAAATCCACCGGATTGGATTGTTGACAATGTTGTCGTGCTGTTGTTTTGAACAACAATTGTGCCAGAAGTTTGATTGTTGTTAAACGTATAAACAGCTCCAACAGACAAAGTTGTTGCGTCAGGGAGTTTAAAGGTTTGTCCGCCGGACCCTGTTACATTGTAATTAAAAACTGATGCCGCAGTTAGGGTTGTGGTTGTTCCAGCCGCAGCCGTGTTAGAAAAGCCGGGGTAAAGATAATTAGCGGTTATGTTTGAATTAGAATCACGCAGTACAACGCTGCTTGCGCCGGACGAGACAGTGACACCTGTGCCGCCATTAAGAACCGGAACAATCTGTTTATTTCCGACAGTACCTGCATTGTTGTACAGGATGTAGGTATCAGTGCCGCCAGAAACAGTCGTTGTATTGATAGCAATGCTGTTCGGGCCTGTTGAACCCGTAGGTCCAGTCGGGCCTGTTGGGCCTGCTACGCTCGATGCCGCACCAGTGGGTCCGGTCGGACCCACCGCTCCGGCAGTTCCAGCAGTACCAGTTGGGCCAGTAGGTCCTGCAACTACTGAAGCAGCACCTGTTGGGCCAGTGGGGCCATCAATTCCGTTTGTTCCAGTTGGACCTGTAGGGCCAGCAACCGTTGAAGCTGCACCAGTAGCACCTGTCGGGCCGGTGGGGCCAGTCGGCCCTGCAACTGTGGAGGCAGATCCAGTAGCACCGGTAGGGCCTGTAGGCCCAGCGGGACCGGCAGCACCGTTGATGTTAACTGCCCACGAAGCGAAAGTGCCACTACCAATTACAGAGGTAACATTTACAACCATAGCGCCAGTGCCAGAGTTGTACGATGTTACTGTACCAATCATGCTATGGGTGCTGTCATTCGCAATCAGAACCTGCTGACCAACGGTATATGCCAACCCCGTTCCAACCGTCAGCGACTGAGTGCCTAACCCAATAGTCAGTGATGTAGTGCTTGTAGTTGCGTAAATGCTACCAGCAGCGCCTGAAACACCAGTAGGGCCTGTTGGACCAGCATTGCCAGTCGTACCAGTCGGTCCTGTAGGGCCACCAACGGTAGATGCAGCTCCAGTAGGGCCAGTTGCGCCTGTTGTACCAGTTGCGCCAGTGGGGCCTGTTGGACCCGCAACGCTGGAAGCAGCACCTGTCGGGCCAGATGCACCAGTTGGCCCAGTAGGACCAGCCACTGTGGAAGCAGCACCAGTAGGGCCGGTAGGGCCTGTGGGACCAGTAGCGCCAATAGGGCCTGTAGGGCCATTCAAACCCTGAATACCTTGAGCGCCTGTTGGACCTGTAGGGCCGGTAACGCCTGTAGGGCCAGTTGGGCCAAATGCGCCTGTCGGGCCGGTAGGACCGGGAGTAATGGCAGCTATAGCCGCAGTTGTTGTGCGACGAGAAACGCCAGCTTGAACAATTTCAACTTGCTCTGTCCCACTAAGGGACGTAGCAGCCGGTAGATTCGGGATCTGAACATTTGACATTATGACATCCCCGTTTCAGCCTTAGTTTTGAACACATTGCTCATGTCAACGGACCAGTCTTAGGAACTTCAATATTGTTATAAGGCACGCCGGGGTCATTGTCACCGGGAGCGTTGGGATTCGTGCCGGGTCTTTCATTAAGTCCACCCGGCGGCTCGCCAGTTTGTTGTGTGACACGATCCTGATCGTTCTGTGTGATACGGTTGTCGCCACCAACGACCGGAATATTAGTCGCGGCATTGACCGTATTCTGTCCAGACGTAAACCGATTGTTGGTTTCAGCCGTAACAAAGTCTTGGACGCGGGGATTCATAACCGGAACTGGATCAGCCGGTACAATAATGGCTCTAAGCTGTTCTTGGGGCGTGTCATAGCAATCATTGCAAACCAAGATGCGAAGGTTCATCAGGGATGCGCCACGCCAGTCAAATTGCCACTTAAGATTCACTAAATTATAGCGAAATCCGCACCTGTCGCATATGGCATGAGCCTGCGGGTTGCTGGCACTCGTTCTTGCGCGTCCAGATTGACTTGCGTATGCCATTTTGCCTCCCTATGGCCGATAATAACCCATAATTTGAGGCGAAATATACTGTTGAGCTGTTTCAATATTTTGTTGAGCAGCGATATTATAGCTCTCATCAGCCTGACCCTTTAAGGCAACCGCTAATTGGGGGTTCCATATACGAGCCAAACGGTATGTTAGACCATCAGCAAACGCTTCCATCCACAAATAAGGGATCTCGACGTTCTGATTGTTTGTCAAATTGGAATCTTGAAGCTGCCGAACGCGGTAATACTTCAAATATTGACCGCTTGTACCGTCAGGTACAGGCCACAATGTCACAGTTGGGTTAGGGCTGATGAGGCGGTCAAACCAAAATGTCGTTGGGAAGCCTTGCTGTGTCTTATTAGGGTAAGAAGCATACTCTGTACGGCTTACAGACAAGATAATACGGTCAATAGGCGGGCTGCTACCGCTGACTGTGGATATATATGTATCCAACATGGTAACGGTGTTGAGCGGCACGTTATATGTAGATTGGGCTGCGACCAACGGGACAGTTTGCAGATCAACAGCCCACAGATTGACGCCTTCGTTCGACCAGCGGGCAAGCATCATGTTGGACGCCATACGCGCTGATATAAAATGCTCTTGGACAAGCGAAGTCGGACGCAAACCAATATTCTGGTAAGCGTATAGGACGATCTCACCTAATCCGGGATTAAAGGCGTATGTCCCGCTTGTTGACATTATATCACCTTATACAGGGCCAGCCTGAACAACGGAGGCAGTTACAGTACCAGAGCCAGAGCTGATATTGATGCAAATAGCTTTACACGGAACTGTAAAAGATCCACCAGTGCTGGCGGAAACAGCCGAAAAGCCGGTAGCAACATACCAAGTAGCGCCAGCCACAGTATATCCTTCTGCCATCGGATCATCAAATGAATATTCAATGTTAAATGTAGCAGCGCCTGATGTAATGGCTGCTCCAATACCAACATTGAAAGGAGTCTGGAAATCATCTACGGCGCAAGCTGCGCTTCTGCCAGTGCCAGACTTTGTAATTGTGGTGAGTTTCATCGCGCTTTTCCTTTAGAAGTCCCTGACCTTGCGGCGGCTGCATATGGTTTCTTTGCACTCCTTGCAGCCGCGATATTGTCCACAGCGTTTGGGTAAGGCCGACCAGCGACTCTTGCCCGTGCTTTGGCCGATTGAATTTGTTTCCGATTCAGATGCTTTTCTTTAGCATCTTTTGGAGCTTCTTTCTCCCAGAAAGGTTTTTTCAGCATTTTACATCCCATTTTTTTAAAGCGAGATTGATTCTGCTGTTTGGGTCATGTGCAGTTTTGGCAGAGGTTAATTTCTCCTTCATACCACACATTCTTGTCCTGAAATTTTCGCGTCTTTGGGCATCAGCCGGACTACGCTTGGCCTGTTCGCTTGAAACTGGAGGTTTTAGGTTATGCCCTTCAACTTTAGCAGAGGCTCTGCCTTTAGCATTTAAGCCGCCTTCTGGGTTTTGGCCCTCTTTGCGCGTCCAAGCACCGCCCATGATAAACTCCCAAAAGTAGTAGGGGGCACTAGGCCCCCATACCATTAGCTAATGTCTTCTACTTTGTGGTCCTTCGGAGGAGTACCAGCATGAGCAGACGAAAGCGGGTTCATGTTGGAGCCAGTGCGGCCACCAGACTTGCGGGGCTTGCGACCAGCATGGCCTTTAGCATTTGCACCCATAACCATGCCCATGTGCTTGGCGCTGCCGCCACGCTTCTTTTCTTTCGCAGCACCAAAGATCTTAGGTGCATTGTTACGCTCATCAGGAGCATCCTTGATGTCCTGTTCCCACTCTTTGGAACCGGTCATAGCGCCACCAGATTCTTTCTTTGTACGACCCTTCATATTAGCCTCCTATAGCTAAATTATGCGTTAATAGCTTGAATATAACGAACGACCAGAGAACCCAAACCATTAGTTGAGCTATGTGCACCAGATTTGACATAAATCTGAATGTCAGATGTTCCAGTGTTAATCCACAAAGTAGATTGAGCAAGAGTAGCCGGATTAAGGGCAATTTTGCCAACAGAGTTTGCATTGGTTGCAGAAACTAATTCTGTAGCCGTTGCAGTTGTTCCAACACTAATGGTGTAAGTTGTCGATGCGCTAGACCAAGCTACCGTAGTAATAAGGTCGATTGCAACGATGAAACTATTTGCCGGAACCACAATAGTGGTAGCAGTAGCAGTTTCAGTTGTCGTTTGATTAACGGCGTATATTTGCGCCATTTCAACGTAACCAACATTCTTAATAGTACCAGCAGTTGTGCCAGTTGTATCAAGAACATCGCCAGCCCTAATCGGGCCAGTCCATGTACTTGTTCCCATGATAATCTCCTGCACGAGTCGTCACATAGTCTGTGCAGCGTCCGCTAGGTCGGTCTATGTGACTGTGAATCCTAGATAGAAACGGGGGCCGAAACCCCCGCTCAATTAACTTACGAGGTGGGGAACGAACCCCAGATACTTCTCCAATTGTAGTAACCAAACGAGTATCTTTCGTAACCTTTTACGAGAAGATTGTCGGTTACAAAATCCACTTGCATATCTGTTTCGAACTTAATTCTCTCCATATAAGAGAGGCCATCAATGTTCGTAAGCAGGAACCAAGCGTACTGCGAGGTCAAGAAGTCGTTGACCATGTAGCCTTCTGATAAACCACCGGCTGTCATCATGATGGCATTAACATCATTATCTGATGTTCCGGGGCGCAGTTCAGTCTTTGTAAGACGAATTGCAGTAGGCTCAAGCTGCGGAGGAACCACGAGCTTGCGAGCGCGAGCAAACACCTTCAAACCAGCTTGATCTTTGAAGTTCGTGCGAACAGCAATCATGCCGTTTAGCAGCGTTGACTCATTCAGACCAACGGGAGTTGAGGGAATGTTAGCAATCGTGCCGCCATCAATAGGATGGTTCGAAGCGCAAAGAGCAACACCATCGCCACCAATAGAAGCATTATATGTGGTAGCAGTGTTCAAGACGTTAGAACCGTAGATTTCCTTAGTCTGTTGGAATGATTCGATCAAACCAAGATTCGAAGGATGGAACTGTGTCTTGTACAGGTTGTCATCAATTGCCTTACGGGTAATTGCGTACCCAAGAGCAATTTCAGTGTGTTCCTGATTGTAAACATAACGCTCACCAGCACTATTGTCGAAAGCAGTTTGACCGCCTTCTGTCTTAAGCTGTGCAAGACCCAAGAAACGCATTTCTGCGGTGCGCTCAAGCGCCATCTTAGAATCATGCTTGGTGAAGATCTTGTCGTACTGAGATGGAATCATCTCGTACTTGCCTTCTACGCCACGCAATCCGGGGAGCAGAAGGTCTTTAATTGCTGAGAGATTGACAGCCATTGGTCCTTACTCCCTTAGATGCCGACGAAATTCTTCGTCTGGACATAGTTGAAGGAAACAACAGCATAATCGTATGCCTGACTATTAATCAGAGTCCCCGGAGCGCCCGGCGGATCATTAATCACGCTGACGATCTTGAAGGGAGCATACACATTATATGTTGCGGTGTTGATTGTGGTTGTATCGAGATACGCACCAGAAATACCGTTAGAGGTATTGCCAGAGCCAATCGCAAACCCAATCGTTGATCCAATGTCGGACAGAGCAATGCCAGTGGCATCAGACTGAGCAACAAACTTAGCGTTTGGATCATTGATGATATAGCCAGTCACGGTGCTTGTAGAAGCAACGTCCGAACCGGGCCAATAGTTTGACCAAACTGTACGCTTCTGAGAAACGGACAGATACTGACAACCAACAAAAATACCGGCAATGCCGGGAACGCCGGGAGTCGCGCCAGTCGAAGAAGCGCGAGCAACAGTACCATCAGTTTGGGGTGTTACGGGGTCGCCATAATAAATGGCGGAAGCATTATAGGCCACAAGAGCGACAACCTGTTCGTAGGTTGGAGCTGATCCAGTGCCCTGATACTGACGAAAGCCGTAATAGCCTGCTGTGTTTGCAGCCATGACGGGGCCTCCTTTTAACAGGAAAGTCCATCATGCCACGCCGGGGGCACTCAGAGACAAGAAAAATTCGAATACTCTCCACGCCGGGGGAAAGAATTGCCATACAGCAATTAATTTACAAAATTACACTAAAAAAATACATTGTAAAGGGGTCGCTGACAAAACGACCCCCTTATTTTAATAATATTTATTCGGGAACCGGAATTGGCTCGTAAGAATTAGTAATTTTAGGCTTAACACTTGCGTGATCGCGCCCAAATTGACCTTCTTTAGCCTCCCCAAGCTGTGACTTTTTGTGCATAATTTGGTCACGAGCCCGTTTACGCTCAATATCTTTCACTTCGTCAGTGATAACTTTGGGCCGCTCCATAAGGACCATGCCTTTACGTTCAATATTAGCGTATTTGTGGTCGCCGGGCATCATTTGGGGATGACGGCTGGTTGGAACGGGCTCCCAGCCAGTACGCTGAAGCTGAACCTGATAAGCGGGGTTCTCTTGACCCATAACAGTCTTAGTTTTCCACTCATATGTCCAACCATCAGGCGGAGGAGGAGCAAGAAACTCATCTGTACCTTCATCTAAATCGCCAATGTGGCCCTTAATCTCTGCTGCTCTCTTAGCGGCACGAGCGCGGGGATCTTCTTCGCGTAACACTGGACGCATTGGAGCGCGGGAAGATGCAGCCACAGTATCTGCGGCCACTTCTAGACTTGTTTCAACCACATCAGGTTTAATAACAACCTTAGCGGCTGGGCGACCACGCCTTTTGGGTGCTGTATTTTCCATAAAACTCTCCTTAGTTTGGTAATTTACCGGACTTTTGTAATGCCAGCTTGTTTTGGGCATATTCTTTCTCAGTCATGCCCATCATCGAAGCCATTTCTCGTTCTTCTCCGCTTAACCGCACAATATTAGTACGAGTTCCGCTAGCTGTACCACTGCGTGTTACAGGAGCTGACGGTGGAGCGACTCGACGCTGTGTTGGGGCTGATGCTCCAGACAAAGCCGACTCTTCTTGAACTTCAACAGCTTTACGCAAGCCTAATCGGTTCTCGATAAACTCGAAATATTGCCGTGTATCAGCAATAATACCATCATCAATGGCATCTTCATGAGCCCTAAACATTCGATCAATGGTTTTTTTATTGCCCAAATGATCTTTATTGCGTCTTAACCAATCAGCCGAAGCTGGCGTGACTTGAGACGCAATATTTTCAATTGGATCAACCCATAGATGAGGCTGTGGTTGGGCTTGTTGTGGCCGGGATTCCATAGCCTGTTTACCCGACTCAAGTTGTGACAATTTTACAGCATTGCCGGATAACACTTCTTGGATTTCGGCAACGCGATCATAGTCACCAACGGACATAGCTTCCTTATATTGATTCTTAAGGATGCTGCTGTCGCGCTTAATGGTATCAATCGCATTGTTAACAAGGTGAAGATTGGTATCTTCTACCTCTAAGCTAGCCCGATAAGCCTGCTCTGTAGCTTGATTAGCCCTTTTTTCTGCTTCAAAACGGGCTTGCCGCTCTGAATCCAGTTTTTGCTTCAGCTCTTCAATGCCTTCATCGACAGACTTTTCGGCTCTAGTAGCCGGTTTATCGTCCACAATTTGTATTTCTGGATGATCGTCTTTGGCTGCATCATCAACCGACAGATCAATCTCCAATTGTTCTTCATTTCCTGACATATCTTTCTCCTTCACCAAACCCTATCGGGCTGGTCAATGCGTCCACGAACTGTCACATCCTCAAGAATGCGGCATATAACGTTGTTAACGGTAACTTGCCATCCATCTGATGGCCGAAAAACGATCCAATCATTTTCGCTAATGTTGACACCCTTGAACCATTCTTCAGTGTCATCAACAAAAGCAGACGGACCTTTTTTTAGAACGAGACCGACTTTGGATTGATAGCGATCTTCGTCAGTTGTCTTGTCTGACAAATATAATCCGCTCTTCGTTTTCTGGGGGCGGATGTACACCGCAACCAAGATCTGATTGTTAAAGATCTCTACCTGAGAAATATCACCCACTTCTTGGGCGAGCTTCTGCTTAGGATCAATTTCGTGATCCATTGTCATAAAAGGCATAGGTAACTCCTTAGTTTGATTATTTTTGACCGGATGCAAGAGATTTGGCTTCCTCAAGCAAAACCAATGAGGAACGCAAACCAACAAGAATGCCCTGAAAATGCCGATAAGTATCGTAGTCAGGGATATATCCAGCCGAAATTTGCTGCGTAATTTTGTCAATATCTTCATTAACAATTTTTTTAAATTCGTATTCTAGTCGATCTACACTGGTTAACATACGACACCCTCTTGTCGCCCTCTGTGGATGGGTGGTGGGATAAGGCAGAGGGTCCTCATCCCACCGTTTTATAAGGCTGTTACCGCCTTACAAACTTATTTGGGCGGTGTTAGCCCGTATGCTTTGATTTTCTCTAAACGCCCCTCACCTGATGCTGCACCAAAATGCATCTTGGGATAAGTGCGGCCACCAGACTTGCGCCCCATTTGGGGGCCGGGCATTGGAGGCATTTGCGGGGGAGGCATAGGCATAGGAGCGCCAGCAGGCGGAGGAGCCGCAGCAGCGGGCGGAACCGGCACTGGCATAGCGCCCGGAGGGCGTGGAGGCATACCAGCACCCATCGGTGCGCCGTCCATGCCGGGTTTGCCACCAGCATGAATCAAGATGTTCACGTTGGTCTTAGCTTTACCGCCAGACTTACGAGCAATACGGCC